GGGATGGGAGATGGGAGATGGGAGATGGGAGATGGGGACCGATCTGCTATCTGCTATCTGCCGCGGCCGCGGGAGCAGTTTTTACAGGAGGGCGCAGAGATAGCAGAGTGTTTCTCTGCTTCCTCTGCGTGCTCCTGTTACAAATCTGATGCATTTTGCTATCTGCTATCTGCTATTCTGGGAGATGGGAGATGGGGGATGGGAGATGGGGGAGATGGGGACCGATCTGCTATCTGTTATCTGCTATCTGCTGTCTGCTATCTCCTATCTGCCATCCGGGTTGACGCGGGGGAAGCGGAGGCCTAGGCTCGGCCGAAGATGCAAGAGCCACACGAACGACCCGACGCAGAGATCCTGCGCGAGCTGCAAGAACACCTGCGGGAGGAACCATTCGCTGCGTTCAACATCCGGCTGGTGAACGGCGATACCCTGGGTGTGCCCGAACGTGATCTGATCTGGCTGCCGAAGACCGCACCTGCTTTTTTCACGCACTGCACGAACGAGGGCAGTGTGCGTGTCATCCGTCTCACGGCCATCGTCTCGTTCGAGATCATGTCGCCGACCGGATGAGTCCCGCGGCCGCGGGAGCAGTTTTACAGGAGGGCGCAGAGATAGCAGAGTGTTCCTCTGCTTCCTCTGCGCTCTCCTGTGAAAAATCGTCGCAGTCATGCTGCTTTACGCGCCCGGGTAGCCGCGCGGCGGGCGCGGCGCTCGAGGTAGGTGCGCAGGTATTGGATGAGGCGGGCGCGCACGGCGGCGACGGAGCCGCTGAAGGCCGGGCGCAGGAAGGGGCGCGCGAGCACGAAGAGGAGCGCGCGGGCGCTGCCCTGGCGGCGCCGGGCGCCCTTGACCGGGGCGACGATGTAGTGCCCGAACTCGACGAGGTGGGCATATTTGCTCGGGTCGGCGTAGCGCGAGCGGCCGCCGCGGCTGACGGTCTGGCCGAAGCCGGTGCGCGCGCCGATGACGAGGTAGCTGTCGCCGCCTTTGCGCCGGCGCGGCCGCCGCAGGATCAGGCCGAGGCTCTTGCGCAGCAGGCCGGTGTCGCGCGGGGCGAGCCGGCGGGCGGCCGAGACGATGGGGCGGCCGGCGAAGCGCAGGGCCTGCGGGATGGCGCGCTCGCGCAGCTCGGGCGGGATGCCCCGCAGCGCGGCGATGATCTCGCGGTCGCCGGAGAGGGAGAAGCCGATTTTGTCAGGCATTGTTATTGGTCATTTGTTATTTGTCATTTGTTATTGGGAGATCGGAGCCTAATGACTACTGACTACTGACTCGTCGCCGCGGCGGGGATGCCCGGGATGCGACCCGATCTCGCAGCCGCGACAAACTCGGTGTTCGCGGCGACGATGCCCTGCCTGGTGGGCAGGGCGCGCGGCATGAAGTCCTCGAGGCTGAAGGGCGGGGTGGTCCTGCCGCGGTGGATGTTGGCCAGGACGCTGCAGATGAACGCGGTGCGCCGGTCGGCCCGCTGCTCGCGGTCGCGCCAGGCCTCGACGAGGGCCTGCCACTGGCCCGGATCCGCTCCCCAGTAGTCATCGTCGCTCAGCCCGAGTTCGAGACGGGCGAAGGCCCACTCGGCGAGGTGCTTTTTTTTTCCTCGTCGCCGCCGAAGCGCAGGGCGCCGAACTCCTCGCTCTCGTCGAAGGCGGCGACGATGGCCTCGGTGGCCTCGAGGAGCCGGTCGAGGGCGAGGTGATCGGCGACGTGCTCGGGGGAGGCGAGGAGCGGCTTCTCGGCCGGATCCTGCAGGGCGTAGATGGCCTGGCAGGCGCCCGCGTAGTTGCCGATGCCGGGACCGCCCGGATCAAGCGTGTGCAGGAGGTTGAGCTGGTAGGCGGCCCGGCGGGTGAAGCGCAGGGTGCGCGGGCGGTCGAGCTGGATGACGGGCATGGGAGATGGGAGAGGGAAGATGGAAGATGGAAGATGGCAGATGGGGGATGAGTTGCACAGGAGGGCGCAGAGATAGCAGAGCATAGGCCTTTGTTTGTGTTCCTCTGCTTCCTCTGCGTGCTCCTGTTAAAAATCTGCTGCTGTCTGCTGTTCCCTCTGCTACGCGGGCCAGACGAAGGTGTAGCTGCCGGTGACCTTGAGCCCGAAGGAGCCGGCGAAGGCGCCGCTGACGGGCATGGCCAGGCTGCCGCTCTGGATGATGGCGGAGAACTCGGCGGTGAAGACGCCGGCGGCGGTCGGGCCGGTGGCCTTGAAGGTCTTGGTGCTGCCGTGGTTTTGCACGAGCCATTTGTGCACGGCGTTGGCGGGATCGAACTGGATGGGGACGGTGATCTCGCCGCGGCGCTTGATGCCGGCGAGCTGCTCCTCGTAGCCGCCGGGCGAGTCGTGCGAGGTGGCGTCGATGAGATCGGCCTCGCCGAGCGGGAGCTCGAAGTCGCCGATGTTGGGGATGGCGGTGAAGACATTCGTGGCGCTCTCGTAGGCGAGAGCGGAGCCGAAGGCACTGTATTTACCCATGGTGGTGCGTGGTTAGGAGTTGGAGATTGGAGATTGGAGATCGGAGATGGGAGATCGGAGGCACTTTCATCCCGCGTTGGCGGGGACCAGTGACTAATGACAAATGATCCCGCTACAGCGGGAACGCATGACCAACCGCTATATCAAAGTCGCGGCGGTAGAGGCCGATGAGGGTTTCGTGGCTGTCGCGGGGGGCGCGCTGAAGGGTGACGCCCTGGCCGATGTCGCCGGCGAGGAGCGCGGCCAGGGCGGCCGCGGCCAGGTCGGCGGCCTCGTCGTAACCCAGGGCGAAGCAATTCACCTGGACGGTCGCGGTGACCAGGCCGGCGCCGTCGTCGTGGGTGGGCTCGGGGGCGCCGTCGACGACCTGCCAGATGATATACGGGGCCGGGGTCTGCGGCGGGGCCTGCAGGGCGTAGATGCGCGCGCCCGCCAGGGCGGTGACGGCCGCGGCGGCATGCAGGCAGGTGTCGATCTGGGTCTCGATGGTCACTGTATGCCGATGAGTTTGAGGGCGCCGAAGCCGGCGCCGATGAGCACCGAGACGACGCCCGCGATCCGCAGCTCGAGGAAGCGCTGGCGCGCGGCGGCGTCGTTCTGCTCCTTGCGGATGGCGGCGAGATCCGCGCGCATGCCGTCGTTGCCGTCGACGCCGCGCAGGATGTGGTCGAGCTCGGTGACCTGCTTCTGCAGGTTGGAGACTTGTTTGTCGAGGATGGAGATCTGCTCGTGCAGGGTGCGAATCTGCGTGGCCGCGCGGGTGATATGGCCGGCGCTCTCGTCGAAATGCTGCTCCTGCAGATTGATCCAGGACATGAGGCGGTTGTTGAGCTCGTGCCGTTTGAGGCCTTGCTCGTGCATGCTCGCCTGGAGCTGGGTGATGCGCTCGATGAGCGCCGCGGTCGGGACGGGACGGGTGGCCGGGTCTTCGCTCATGATGGTGATGGGAGATGGAAGATGGGAGATGGAAGATGGGAGATGGGAGATGGGAGATGGGAGATGGGGCCGCTTTTTCCTATCTGCTATCTGCTATCTGCTATCTGCTATCTGCGATTTGAGATCCTCAGGCCGGACGGCCGGCCTGGGATCGGAGCTTCTCGAGCCGGGCGCGCAGCGCCTCGGCGCCGGCCTGGGCGTGTTGATATTCCTCCTGAGTGATGAGGCCCTGCCGGCGCGCCTCGACGAGCGTGCCGGCGAGCTCCTGCGCGCCGGCGAGCAGGGCACCGAACAGGGTGAGCGAGGCTTGCGCTTCGAGGATGGACATGGCGGGGGGCGGGATGGCAGATGGGGGATCAGTTTTACAGGAGTGCGCAGAGGTAGCAGAGCATAGGCCGGGTTTGTGTTTCTCTGCTTCCTCTGCGTGCTCCTGTGAAAAATCTGATTCACTTTCATCCCGCGGCTGCGGGACTGGGGGTGAACTCGAGGGTGTCGATGTTGGCCACCCAGCCCGTCGTGACGGCCGCCAGGCGCACGACGTGGGCGCCGCGCGCGAGTGTCAGCGGCAGCTCGAGGTCCACCCAGCTTGTCCAGCCGCCGGTGGCCGGGACGGGCACGGTGGCCGTCGCCACCCCATCCACGGATACCTCGATGGATGAGCCGGCCGTGGCATTGGACACGCGTAGTGTCATCGTCCATACCCCAGCTTCCACGGCCGGCAGGTCGTACTCGAGCCATTGATCCGGGCCCCAAAACGCGATGTGACTGCCCGCGGACGATAGCGCCGACATCTCCGTCTCGGGGTTGGCCGCGCTGCGCTGTTTGCGCGCGGGCAGCTCCGCCTCGAGGATGAAGGGGCCCGCGGTGACGCTTTGCTCGACGGGTCCCGCAGCCGCGGGAGGGACGGGCGCGGGTCCCGCAGCCGCGGCAGGGGCGGCCGCGGCGTATTCCCCGGCGGTGAGGGGCTCGATCCGGGTGGCGTAGATGTAGTCGACGAAGGGGACGGGCGAGCCGTCCGCCCGATCGACGGGCATGTCGATATAGCGCAGGGTGACGCGCCGGTATTGGATGCCAGTCTCGGGGACAGGGGGCGGTTGCTCCCGCAAGGCCGCCAGTTGCGCGCGCAGGCGCTCGAGCTCGGCGGCCTGCCCGGTGGCGGCGGTGTGGAGTTGCCGGGCCGCCAGCCACCATTGCTTGTAGAGGGTCGGTGGGTCCGAGTTGACCGTCGCGGATGGAGGCTCTTTCGGCAGCGCGGGCACGGGCTGGGCGACGGCGGGCGCCGCCAGAAAGAGGACGGCCAGGACGGGGAGTATGCGCTGTATCATGGGACGGCGGCGGCCGCGGCGGCGGCCGCGGCGATGGGCGCCACCAGCAGGCCGGTGGGCGCGGCCGGCGGGGGGGCGGGCGTCGTCGCGCTGACGATGTTGGAGGGGCCGGAATCGCCGCTGCTGTTGTAGGCGCGCACGCGGTAGCTGTAGGTGGCGGCGTGGGGCAGGGCGGTGTCGGTGTAGGTCGTTATATTGGCCGCGACCTGGGCGATCTGCGCCCAGACCAGCGTGCCGCTCGATCCCGGGGCGCGCTCGATCTTGAAGCCGGTCTCGTTGTCGGAGTTGTCCTGCCAGGCGAGCCGGAGCTCGGCCGCGGCGAGGGGCGCCGCGCAGAGGGCGAAGGCGGCGAGGCGGAGCAGGAGAAGCAGCAGGTATCTCATGAGGGACGATGCGGTGTATTCACTCTGCGGCGATCGCGCCGAAGCCTCGGCGCAAGGGATGCCCACCGGCATCAGTGGCAACCCCACTGCCGGCTCCCCAAGGGCCGCGGCGCTGCCTGTGCCGGTCGGACTAAGGACGACCGCGCCTGGCTGGAGGACAGCCAGGCCGAAGGCTTCGCCGCTGGCGATGCCGGTGGGCAAAATGGTGATCCCGATCGAGAGGGTGGCGCCCATGGCTGGAGCTCTACAACTTGAGAATCTTGTTGGCGCCATCGTCCCAGTCGATGTGGATATCGCGTCCGTTGGGCGTGACGGGCAGGCCGCCGGCGGTGTCGATATAGTCGACGAGGCGCGAGGTGGCCTCGACGCCGGTGTCTTTCCACAGCACGAGCGCCTCGGAGACATCGCCGGTGACGGCCGCGAAGACAACGTCGTCGGCGTCGAAGACGCGCGCGGCGACGCTCTTGCCCGCGAGGGTCTGGGTGGCGACGCGGGCGCCGGCGGGCACGGCCGAGATGTATTCATCGAGCGCGAGATCGGGCGTGTAGTCGGCCAGGTCGACGAGCGTGGCCTTGATGGTGTCGGCCACGAGGTCGACCTGGTTGGCCTCCTGGAGCATGTAGCTTTCGACGAACTTGGTGTAGAGGGCGTTGGCCATGGGAGGATGGGAGATGGGAGATGGCAGATGGGAGTTGGGAGATGGGGACCGATCTGCTATCTGCTATCTGCTATCTGCTATCTGCTATCTGATCTCACTTCTTACATCTTACTTCATACATGGATCATTCCTGGGCCTGGGGCCGGACGCGCTGGGCGAGGATGTGCAGGCCCTCGCCGCGGCCGATGTCGTCGATCCAGAGGATCTGGTAGATCTCGCCGCGGTGGAGGATGCGGGCGGCCTCCGATATATCGGCGCGGTGGCGCAGCTCGAAGATGGTGTCGGCCGAGGAGGCGCGCTGCTGGGCGGCCTGGAGCGCGCGGCCGGAGAGCGGGCGCGCGCTGGCCCAGGCGGAGGCGAAGGTGCTCCAGGTCTCGACGGCGCCGCCCGAGGCGTCGCGCGAGACGGCGGCCTGCTGCAGGTCGATGCGGCGGTCGAGCTTTCCGGCGGCGAGCATGGCGAGAGATGGGAGATGGGAGATGGGAGATGGGAGATGGGAGATGGGAGATGGGAGATGGGAGATGGGGACCGATCTGCTATCTGCTATCTGCTATCTGCCGCGGCCGCGGGAGCAGTTTTACAGGAGGGCGCAGAGATAGCAGAGTGTTCCTCTGCTTCCTCTGCGTGCTCCTGTGAAAAATCTGATGCACTTTGCTATCTGCTATTCTGGGAGATGGGAGATGGGAGATCAGAAGACCTTGTATTGCCAGACGAGCGACTCGAGGGCGCGGGGGAGCGCGTTGACGGACTGGTGCACGACGGGCTCGCGCTGGGCATACCAGTGCGCGAGCAGGAAGCGCAGGGCATGCTTGAGGCCCTCGGGGACGGCCGCGGCCGCGCCGTAGCCGGCGATGAACTCGACGCGCACGGCGCCCGGCCGGCAGGCGGCCTCGGACGGCCAGGAGGCGGCCTCGGCGAGCCGGATGCGCCCGGGGCTCGAGGCGGTGCCGGCGTGGTAGGAGCCGGCGTCGAGGGTCTGGGTGGCGCCCGCGGTATCGGTGTAGGTGATACTGGAGACGCTCTGCAGCGGCGGCCGCGGCACCCAGATCGTGCGCTCGCAGGGAAAACGGTCGAGGTGCAGGCGCAGGGTCTGGGTGATGAGGGCCCGCCTGGTCTCGTGCTCGATGGATGCGCGCGCGGCGCGGATGAGCGCATCGAGGTAGGGGTCCTCCGCGTCGGTATCGACGCGCAGGTGCGCCTTGGCCTCGGCGATGGTGAGCGGCTCCGCCGCGGGCGGCGTGACGATCTCGAGCGGACTGGCGAGGGTGCCGGGCAGAGATGTCATGCGAGGGAGCGCGCGCGCGCCGGCGACCAGAAGACGAGCGCGATGCCAATGACGCCGGCGGCGCAGATGAAGGCCTCGCGGATCTCATCGTAGCTGTCGATGTCGGGCGGCGGCGGCGCGGTGAGCCAGGGGCGGCGCGAGCGGCCGTGGCCGCCATCGATGCCCACGCAGACGATGCGATCGATGCCCATGATCGCGAGAATCTGGAGGGCCGCGGTGATGGTGCCGGGCAGGGCGGCCAGGCCGCGCTCGAGCCAGCCGGCCGGCCCCAGGCGCAGCCGCTCGACGGGATCGACCGCATCGCGCTGCTCGAAGTGCACCACGCGGCAGCCCGGCCGCGCGCGGCCGCGCAGCACGCGCACGGGCTGAAAGAGCACGACGCCCGCCGGATAGAGCATCTGCCAGCGCTCGCAATCGTCCGAGGCGAAGGCATACGGCGCGCCCGCGATGTCGCGCACCGTCTCGTTGACCGCGCACAAGACCTGGCCGCCGCGAGCGCGGAGCGCCTCGAGATGCCCCTCGTCGAGACACGCATCGAGCGAGGGGCCTTTGCCGAAGAGCCAGGCGGTGGCTCCACGGTGCCGGTCGCGGAAGGCGGCGAGCGCTTCGTGCATGGGCGGCTGGGTTGTCAGGCTGTTCCGGATACAGGTGACACGAAGCTTTCCACATTGGTGCCGCCCGGCTGCGTGGCCGGCGCCGAGCGCGGCGCATACAGGATGGCCTCGGCGGAGGCGACGACGGCGTTGGCCGTGCCGCGATCGACATAGAGGCGCACATAGCGTTTGACCGGCTTGACGATGTCGATGACGAAGGTCTCGCCGGCATCGGCCACGGCCACGGCCTGCGCGCTGCCCTCGATGTCGGCGGCGTCGGAGAGATCGGCGGCGGCGCCGTGCTGGGCCTTGAGGGAGGTGACCGCGCCCGTGGTCATGGCGCCGATACGACAGAGAAACATGACGGCGGCGAAGCCGAGCATGTCGATGACGGTGCCCTCGATGTCGGTGGTGCCGGCGACGCCGGCGGCCGGGGTGATCGAGGAGCGGATTTCGATATTCTTCGAGAGTTGGGTGGCTTGCATGTTTTCAATCCGCGCCTCGCTCCTGAGAGCGAGGCGAAAGTGAAGGGTGAGGGTGAGGGTGAGGGTGGAGGGAGCGGACGGCCCCCTTATTTGCCGCCGTGCGGCTTGAGCGCGGGGGCGGGAGACTCGATCTCCACGGCGATCGCGGACTTGATCCAGGGGCGCGCCAGCTCGGGCGGGAGGTCGGCCTCCTGGCCGATGCCATAGGAACCGGCCAGGGAGGAAACGGATTTGAGGAAACGGACTCGCATGAGAGTTTGTTGTTTGTTGTTCGTCAGTTGTTATTTGTCAGTTGTCATTTGTCATTTGTCATTTGTAACTGAATCCCAATGACTAATGACCAATGACCAATGACCAATGACCAATGACCAATGACCAATGATCAGGAGGCGGCGCCGTGCTGGAAGTAGACCAGGGCCTTGGCGTTGACGAGGGCGCCGTCGTGGCGCCGGCTGAAGCGGAAGCCGACCTGGCCGCTCGCGGCGTAGAGCTCGCTGAGGCGCTGCATCTGCATGCCCAGGCGGTTGACGATGCGGTAGAACATGAGATCGCCCAGGACGATCGATTTGCCGGAGATGGCCGGCGCCGGGGCGCCATCGGAGACGCGCCAGGGGCGGCCGAGGACCTGGTCGGGCTGGCCCGCCACGAGGCCGGGCTGCCAGAGGTACTGGTTGTCCTCGCCCTTGAGCTTGCGGATCATCTTGGTCATCGTGTCGCTGGAGATCCAGGTGGCCCGGTCGCGATAGGCGCGGGGGAGCGCGTGGAAGGTCTCGATGAGATCGTCGCCGGTGACGGCGGGGGAGGCGCTGGCCGCGCCCTGGAAGCCGGAGAGAGCGCGGGTGCCGACCTTCGCGACCTGGAAGAGGCCCAGCGGTTTGCTGAGGCCGTCGCCGTTGGCGAAGGAAGTCTGGTCGAGCTCGTTGTAGCGGCGGGTGGCCAGGCGCTGCAGATAGCTCTCGAGGTCGAAGAAGGCGTCCTGTAGCAGCTCCTCGGATACCTTGACGATGCCGCCGTTCTTGTGCGCGCCGAGGGTGACGCGGCCCACGGACGGATCGCTCGTGCCGTAGGTGCCGCTCTCGCCGATGTAACCGAAGGAGCCGGCATCCTCCTCGAAGGGGATGTGCCGGTCGGAGCGGGTGTTGATGACGTCGGCCGCCGCGGTGATCGGATCGGCGTTGACGAGGTTTTCGATCAGGGTGGTCTCGAACTCTTCCGGCACGAGGTAGCCGCCCTCGGCGTCGCTGCCCTCGGCGAGGACGTTGAGGTACTCGGAGTTGAGCCCGTTCTTGCCCACGCGGGCGTAGGAGTTTTTGGCGTTGAAGAGGGTCTCGCGGTAGGCCGCGGAGAAGCGGCGCGGGCGGCCATCCTCGTGGCGCTCGGCTCCGCCGGCGCGGTATTGGGAATCACGCTGGGCGCGGAGGCGGTTCTCGACGAGGAGGAGGCTGTCCTCGCGGTCGATCTCGCGGCCCAGGGCGTCGACCTCGCGCTCCAGGCCCTCGTAGGAGGTGGTCTCCTCGGCGGTGAGGTCGCGAGAATCCTCGCCGGCCGTGTTGAGCAGAGCTCGCATCTGAACGACGAGCCCCGCGCGCTTTTCCTTCTTCTCTTTCAGTGTCATCTTCGGATGCGGGTTGGGTTGGTGGGAGATGGCAGATGGCAGAGGGGAGATGGGAGATGGTAGGATTTATAACATCTCACTTCTTACATCTTACATCTTACATGGATCTTGGGTCAGGCTGACTTTTCGAGCAACGCCTGCTTGCGCATGAGCAAGCTGCGGGGCGTCGCGGAAGCTGGGGGTTTGGCGGAGGCCGGGGGCGGCGCCGCGGGCGCCGGCGCGGCGGCGGCGGTGTGCGTCTTCTGTGGATACAGCTCGCGCGGCGGCAGCCGCAGGAAGCCGTAGAGGCGCAGGTCGAAGCCGGCGGCGGCCTGGACGCCGGCGATGGCCTCGTCGGCAAACCCGTGCTCGACCGCCTCGGAGGCGGTGAACCAGGTCTCCTCGCTCATCATCTCCGCCAGCTCCCCGCGCTCGAGCGCGGTGCGGCCGGCGTAGGTGTTGATGATCGATTCCTTGATCTGGTCGAGGACGTCGGCGTGCTTGCGCAGCTCGCCGGCCGTGCCCATGGTGACGGCGACCGGGTCGTGGATCATCATCATGGCGTTGTCGGCGATGAGCACGCGGCGGCCGGCCAGGGCGATGACGCTGGCGATGGAGGCGGCCAGGCCGTCGATGTAGGTGGTGACCTCGGCGTCGTGGCGGGCGAGGGCATTGTAAATGGCCAGGCCGTCGAAGACGTCGCCGCCCGGGGAGTTGATGCGCAGGTTGATCTTGCGCGACTTCAGGTTCTTGAGCTGGGTGACGACGGCGGCGGCGCTGGTGTCGCTCCAGGAATCGCCGATATAGTCGTAGAGGAAGATGTCGGCGCTCTCCTCGGTGGCGTTGCGGATCTCGAACCACTTCGCGCCCTCGGCGCGGGGCGCGGGGAACTTGACGATGCGTTTGCTCATGCGGCGGCGGCCTCGGTATCGGGTGTGTTGATACTGTGATGGTCGGCGGCGGCGCGGCGGCGGCGCCGGGCCGCGGTCTCGCGCAGGTTTTGCGCGGTGTCCTGGCGCTCGGCGCCCGGCTCGCCCATGTTGAGCGGCTGCAGGTAGATCTGGCCCAGGCCGCCGGGCAGCGGGTTGAGATTCTCCCGCTCGCGGATCTCGTCGACGTTCATCCAGCCCCACTGCCGCGCGGTGGCATAGGCGGCGAAGCGGGTGGCGATGTCGCCGCGCAGGAGGCCCTCGAGGGTGAAGGCGAAGGAGTAGACGCGGCGCTCCTCGCGGCTGAGCAGCTTCTGGTTGAGGGTCTGCTCCCACTGCGTGCACCAGGGCAGGATGGCGTCGGTGACGTATTCGATGGACTGCTCCTCGATGTTCGAGAAGGTGGCGTTTTCAAGGATGCCGACCTTGTGCGGCGGGATGCCGAAGACCTGGGCGATCTCCTTGGCCTGCTGCACGCGCGACTCGACGAGCTGCGCCTTGTCGTTGTCGGTGCGCTGGGCCACGTACTTGAGGCCCTCCTCGAGGACGGCGGTGCGGAAGGCGTTTTCGCTGCCCTTGTAGAGCGCCTCGAAGGATTCGCGCAGGCGCCGGGCTCCCTCCTCGGAGAGGCTGCCGGGGTGCTCGAGGATGGCCCCGGGCCGCGAGCCGTTGCCGAAGAAGCGGGCGGCGTTGTCCTGCAGCGCGATGGCCAGGCCGATGCACTCGCGGGCCGTGCCCACGGTATCCAGCCCGGTGATACCATCGAGGGTGAGGCCGCGGATGTGCAGGACGCGGGAGGCCTCCGCGGGCTCGCCCTTCAGGCGGTAGCCGAGCACGCCGGCGGGATCGCGCTCGGGCCTGATGTCGCGGTTCTCGATCGGGCGCAGCTCGACGATCTCGCCCAGGCCGTTGCGCACGATCAGGGCGTAGGCCTGCTGGCGCAGCACGGCGTTGGCCTGGAGGGCGCGGCGGAAGTCGGAGCTGGTCATCTCGTCGTTGGGCGCGTCGTGAAGCAGCGAATACAGCGGGTGCTCGATGGCGACCTCGCGGCCGCCGCCGGGGACCTTGCGGTAGAGCTTGAGCGGGAGGGTGGCGAAGGAGCGGGAGACGACATTGACGCAGGCGAAGACCGTGGAGACGCCCAGGGCGGCCGCGGGCGTGACCTTCACCCCGGCGGCGGAGGTGAAGGCGCCGAAGATCTCCCGCCAGAACTCCGCGTCGGTCAGGGTCGCGTTGCGGGCCCGAAAGAGGCGGGGCAGGCGGAGCTGGCGGCCGAAGAATCGCACGAACCCGATCCTTTGGGCCCGCGCGCGGGGGAGTGAAGGGGAAAAAGTGGACGCGGGCGGACGCGCGGTGACGCGAGCGAACGCGCGGTGACGCGAGCGAACGCGCGGTGAGGCGGCCGCCAGAAGGACGTCCGATCACAAGCTCGTGTGGTTGCTCATGTCTTCCCGGGGGGCTCCGCCAGTTCGAAAGCGGGCCTCATCTCCCCATCGCCGCAATCGACTTCGAGCGTATGGATCCGCAACAAGCCGCCGAGCGTCCAGTTGCAGCCCTTGTTCCACGGCTCGCCCCGATGTTTCGCCTCAATTCCCCCGCCGTCCTGGTTCGTGAATCGCCCAATGCAGGAGTAGCCGATCACGCTCTGCACATCCTCCTTGCTGAGCCCGGCATCGAGTAGCTGTTGCACGCTCTGCACCGTGCCACAGGCCGGGCAGACGAATTTCCAGTCACGGACCTTCGGTCCGAATCGTTTCCTGGCCTCGGCCAGGAACTCGTCTTGTGTCATCGTCTTCATCACTCGTCTTCCTCCATATTCTGCCCGTCGTCCCGCCAATCATCCTTGTAGTCGTAGCGGCGTTTTATCACATGGACCACGTCGTGCAAGGCCTTGATTCGCGCCTGCTGCTCCGGCGTGCGCTCCGTCTCCGGCATTTTCTCGAGCTCCTCGACCCGCCTGGCTTCCCAATGGAGCTCTTGCGCTTCCCGGTCGAGTTTCTCGAAGCTGGCCTTCGCGATCTTGTATTGCTCCACCGCCTTGTCGGCCAGGCGCGCGGCCGTCTTGCGCAGCGCATCCACCTGCTCGGGCGTCGTCGCGGAGCTCGTGCCGAGCATGACCTCGAAGTGGCAGTAGTCGTGCGAGCGCATCACCTTCACGCTCGCCGTGTCGATTGTTATATCAGTTTGCATGCGGAAATTTCAAAGAAGCGTGATCGGGTTGCGGCCATTGGGCTTTGCACTGCGCGGCTGGTAGTCGGGATGCCGCTCCCACCAGGCGACCAGGTCCGCGGCCCGCGCCGCCATCCCGATCCGCTTGACGCCCGAGTGCTTGATCAGGTCGCGCGTGAATCTCGTGCTCACCCGCCGGCCGCACATCTCGCTGAGCTCCCCGGCGAGCTCCTTCGGTGGCCTGTAGGGCTCGCTGCTCACAGGGTCATCACTCCCCGCTGTTCATACACGCTCCCGCGCGCTTCCGGCTGCACGATCGCGCGCCCGATCGCCATGACCGCCGCCACGATCCCGTCGATGCGCTCGAAGGAGGCCGCCTTCGAGGGCTTGATGTTCTCCGCCCCGTCGGTCTCCACGCAGACATTCGAGGCCATCCACTGCAGGACCGGGTTGCCGCCATGCCAGAGCCGGCGCGAAATCACCAGCCGCTCGAACTCCTTCGACGGGCCCGACATCGAGGCGAAGCCCTGGCCGAACTGCACCATCGTGAAGCCGTCGGACTGCAGTTGCGGGATCAGCGTCAGGGTGTTCCAGCGGTCGAAGGCGATCTCCCGGATCTTGAACCGCTCGCCCAGGCGGCGCGCTTCCGCGCGGATCACGTCGGTGTCCGTCATGTTGCCGGGCGACGCCAGGATCCAGCCCTCGCGCACCCAGCGCGAGAAGGGGACCTTGTCCCGGCGCTCGCGCTCGAGCATGTTCTCCCGCGGCATGAAAAACCGCGGGTAGACCGCGCGCAGCCCCGGGAAATACAGCACCAGCGCCGTCAGGTCGGCGATGCTCGAGAGATCGAGGCCGGCGAAACAGGTCTGGGCGGCCAGATCGTCCTCGCTCAGCGTATCCGTGCGGCACGCACGCCAGTGATCGAGGTTGAGCCAGCGCGACTCCTCGTTGGTCCATTTATCGAGGAAATACCGCTTGAAATCCGCCTCCTTGGCCGCGCTGTTGCGCGCCTCCGCGAAGTCCTCCCGCATGTTCTGCAGCGAGCGCGAGACGCCCAGGTTGGGATTGCATTTCCACCAGGTCTGCTCGTTCGTCCAGTCATCGCCATCGTCGATGCACGCGATGAAGACAAAGAGCGCGTCGTCCACCGTCGTCTGCTCGAGCACGCGCAGGCCTTCCCCCCGCTCGCGATAGCACGGGGATTCGATCGATTTGCCCGCGGTCGTAATGATGAAAATCAGCGCCTGGTCGCGGGCGCCGGTCGAGGTGCGCAGCTTGTCCTGCGTCTCCGAGCTCTTGTGCTCATGATACTCGTCGACGATCCCGCAGTGCATGTTGAGCCCGTCGAGATTTTGGCTCGCCGAGTGCAGCGGCATCAGCAGCGCGTCGCGGTTCGCGATCGTGAGCTGCTGCCGGTAGACCGTGATCCGCGCCCGCAGCGCGCGCGAGGCCAGCACCATCCGCTTGCATTCCCCAAACACGATCTTCGCCTGCTCCAACCCCGTCGCCGCCGTATAGATCTCCGGCGCGCCCTCCCCGTCCGCCACCAGCATGTAGAGCGCGATCGCAGCCGCCAGCGTGCTCTTGCCGTTCTTCCGCGGGATCTCGATATACGCGCGCTTGAATCGCCGGCAGCCGGTCGCCTTCCATCGCCACCCGAACAGGTTCGCGATCACGAGGCGCTGCCAGGCCGAGAGCATCAACGGTCGCCCGCGCCACTTCCCCTTCGAGTGCTTGAGCAGCTCGATGAACGTGATCGCATGCCCCGCCGCCCGCTCGTCGAATATCAGGCCGCGCTCCCCAGCCGTCTCAAGGTCGCGCGCGAACCGCTGGCAGGCCTGGACAATCGCCTTGCACGCCCGTATCCGGCCATCGACTACGCCTTCCGCGTAGTCGCAATAGCTGGCCTTTGCCGCCGCCACCATCAACCCGCGTCCTCCGTCGTCGAGGGCTTATCCTCCTCCTTGTTCCACGATTCCCCGCGCATGAACAGCTCGAGCTGGTCCGCGTCCTCATCCGGATCCGGCGTCGTCTCGCCCTCCGGGAACTTGATCGAGCCGCGCAGCTTCGGGTTCAGCCCGAGCCGATCCCCGAACACCTCCAGCCGCTTCCGCGCATCCCGCAGCAGTCCGACCTTGGGGTTCCACACGTCCCCGCCATTGGGCCCCGCCTTGATCTCGCCTTCCTTGCGCACCAGCTTCGTCAGCCGGTCGATATCGCTCATCGCCTGGGCCACCTCGCCAAGGATCGGCACATCCACCCGCCGCAGAATACCCGACGTGATCAGCTCTCCCGCGAACTCCCGGAAGAGCCGCCTCGCCAACCGGTCGAGATGACGCGGCGGATCCGGCAAAAACCCGTCGAAGTGATCCGCCGGCCGGCCCTCCGCCCCCTCCGGCAACCGCGCCGCCTGCCGCCGGTCAGGGTAATCGTTGCCCCCCTTCGGTTTCATCCCCCCACCCCCCTTTCCCAGCATGCCTCAATTTTCGCGCGGGT